AACAAAACTACCAAAGGTGGTTATGCTGATTATTCAACATCAAAGTGGTCAAGAAAGACTTCTCCATTGACAGCAGAACAACAGGGTATCATTGATACTCATGGTTTGCATAACTTAGGCGATTATCTTCCAAAGAAACCAACTGAGGTAGAGATCAAAGTTATGGAAGAAATGTTTAGAGCATCAGTGGATGGTGAGCCTTATGATGCTGACAAATACAGTCAGTATTTCCGTCCAGGTGGATTCAAAGCGCCTGCAACAGGCAGTGGCACAGTAGCATTAGAAACTCCTGTGGTTGCTCCAGCAACACAATCACAACCACAACCAGTTGTAGCAGAGCCGACTCCACAACCAACTGAGCCGGCCCCTCAACCAGCACCAGCAGAATCAGGTGCATCTTCAAAAGCAGAAGACATACTTGCAATGATCCGTGCAAGACAAAAAAACTAATATATCTTGGGGGGAGCAATCCCCCCTATTGACACAATTTTAATTTGAACATATAATAAGGATGAGGTAGAAAAATTATGGTTAAACCGTTTGATGTAACAAAATTTAGAAAGAGCGTAACAAAATCAATTGAAGGATTAGGTGTAGGATTTAATGATCCAACAGATTGGGTGTCTACAGGCAATCATGCACTAAACTATTTGATATCTGGTGATTTTTACAAAGGAATTCCGCTTGGTAAAGTAACAGTGTTTGCAGGCGAGTCAGGATCTGGCAAGTCTTACATTTGCTCAGGCAATATTATTAGAGAAGCACAACAACAAGGCATATTTGTAATACTGATTGATTCAGAAAATGCACTAGATGAAGCATGGCTCAAAGCGTTAGGTGTTGAAACTACAGAAGACAAACTTTTAAGACTAGGTATGAGCATGGTAGATGATGTTGCAAAAACAATATCTAATTTTATTAAAGAATACAAAACAGATTATGGCGACAAAGATCCCGCAGATAGACCCAAAGTATTATTTGTACTGGATTCACTAGGTATGATGATGACTCCTACTGATGTAGATCAGTTTAATAAAGGAGACATGAAGGGTGATTTAGGTAGAAAGCCTAAGGCTCTTACATCACTTGTAAGAAACTGTGTAAACATGTTTGGTTCATACAACGTTGGCATGGTATGTACTAACCACACATATGCATCACAAGACATGTTTAATCCAGATGATAAAATATCAGGTGGACAAGGATTTGTATATGCATCAAGTATTGTGGTTGCAATGAAAAAATTAAAACTCAAAGAAGATGAATCCGGTAATAAAATTACAGAAGTGCGTGGTATAAGATCTGCATGTAAAGTGATGAAAACAAGATTTGCTAAACCTTTCGAAGGAGTACAATTAAAAATTCCATACGACACGGGGTTAGATCCATATTCTGGACTGTTAGATCTGTTTGAGAAAAAAGGCCTAATCACACAGCAAGGCAACCGTTTGAAATACATAACAGTAGATGGAAAAGAACTACTTGATTACAGAAAAGCCTGGGGCAAAGACAATTTAGAAATTGTCATGCAAGAGGTAAGTAACCAAGTTATAAAGGAGCCAGTCGAAAATACTGTTATTGACGAAGAAAATGGAGAATCAGATGCTAATTGATGTTTGGAGTCTTGTAAAGGCATACGTGCCTTCGAAGGATAAAGGCATCGTTGCCAATAAATTTGTAGATATTATTTCAGATAATGGTGTTGATGAAGAAGAATTGCGTGAACTAATGGGACATGATGACGAATTAGATGAAGCAATAAAACTGATGATCGACGAAGACGAAGAAGAATATGAAGATTAATGAACTGGTTCTCTTTAGTATCACAAGACTATTCTAAAATCCCCGACGCTATCCAGCATTTCGAGAATGAACTAACGAACGCATCTCAAGAAGTTAAATTGCATGGCAATATTGAAAAACAGTCAGCATCAATGCCTGGAGTTGTAGAAGAACGTTTCAGACAGTTGCAAGAAGTTGAAGGCATACTGAAACATTTGGAAATACAACATCGTAGACTGAGAACTAAACACTATAAAAAATATTTAGAAAACTACCAACGTGCTTTGACATCACGTGATGCTGAAAAATATGCAGAAGGCGAAGATGAAGTATGTGACTTTGAAGCCATAGTGAACGAATGGGCACTGCTGAGAAACAAATGGTTGGGTGTGATCAAAGCACTTGATCAAAAACAATGGCATCTCACAAACATTGTTAAACTAAGAGTCGCTGGCATGGAAGATGCCAACCTATAAGATTATCACATAATTCCTATGTAAATTTTAGTTGTGTTTTTTTTGCACGACTGTCATAGTTTTTTAACACTGTATTTTATCAATTTACTAGTATAAATTAATACTGAAGATGACAACAGTCAATAGGGGACACATGGAAACACTAAACTACATAACAAGACTTTTTTTTAATCTAAGCAAAATGATGCAATTAGGTCAAGCAAAAAATACTAAAAAAGCATTTAAATTTATAGGTTAATGGAAAGAATACAATGGCAGAGCAATTTAAGAAATTTGGTCGTATGTTTAGCAATCTGTTCAATGTGTCTGATAAGGGCATCGAACACTTTTGCAGAACCGAATATGGGACTGACTGGTTTTGGGCGTATAGCGAACTTAAAAAACGAGGAAAACTCCCTCGTCAATATATCAAATAAGGAGATACAATGACAACAACTAAAGATTACAAAAATTCTATTCTAAATCCACTTAGAATCAAATTTGCTGGCACAATTAAGCCGGCCAATAAGAGCAAAAGAATAGCATGAAAGAGGAAGAGTCGTACATCAACAAGAGTTGGGGACAGGCTTGGAGAATGTACAACAACATGACTTGCCTGGGATACAATCCCAAATGCGTAACACACGAAACACACTACGAAATAAAATGGAGGAGACCAATTGAAAATACTAACAAAGATAATAGACTCACTGTTAACAAATAATTACGATCGAAGAAGAAAGTGGGCCGAATTATATCTTGCTAAATCAGTAGATCTTACTGACTTAGAATTCAGACAAAGAGAACTTACACGTATGGGGTTATAATACCTCTTACGTGGGCCACTCGGCCATCGACATACACTAATTAAAAATATATATTTGTAGCACACCGCGGGGGATTAGCTCATCTGGGAGAGCGCCTGATTTGCATTCAGGAGGTGGCAGGTTCGAGTCCTGTATCCTCCACCAAATGCCGCGTTAGCTCATTAGGTAGAGCAGTTGATTTGTAATCATCAGGTGGCCAGTTCGAATCCGGCACGCGGCACCATAAGGAAGGATGGCAGAGTGGTTGATTGCAACAGTCTTGAAAACTGTCGAAGGTGCAAGCCTTCCGTGAGTTCGAATCTCACTCCTTCCGCCACGTGAGTATCCTACCTAAATCATCTTATGACGCTGACAGCAGGTATACTTGGAAAGTTCTTATACACACTGACCGCAAAGGATGGCCGGCCGGCATGAGCAAAGCGTTTATGGTCAAAGCCAAACTTGATGCATGGCTTACAACATTTGACGTTCGTGGCGAAACCTACTATAATATATTGTACTTGGAGAGAGAAGCAGATTTGGCACATTTTAAACTTAGTTGGGATGGCAGTCAAGACTATATGTGTGAAAAAATAAGATGATATTAATTACCAGCGGATGCAGTTTTTCAGAATGTATATCAGACCACATTGACACTTGGCCGAGACACCTACAAAGACACACCAAGATTCCTATGATATCCAAAGGCATGGGTAGTCAAGGTAATGGTTTGATATCACGCAGTATAATTTACGAAGTTGATAGACTGCTCAAACAAGAATATTCAGCCGAAGACATGTTAGTAGGCATAATGTGGAGCGGATACAGTCGATGGGATTATTATTGGCACAAAGAAGATAGAGGCCTAGACTGGAAGCAGGAAAACACAGACGGTTGGATGTGCAACCCCATAAATTTTAAGCATGATGATCGCGAAGGCGATTGGATCATCACTAATTATGGGTGGAAAAGTGCCAAGGACTATTACAAACATTACTATGATCACACATGGGGACAGATACAAACACTGGAACATGTTTTACGCACACAGTGGTTTTTAGAAAAACACAAAATTAGGTATTTTATGATGCCATATATGGACGAAGTCTTTCAACTTGCTGATATGCAATCATGCCAATATCTGTTTGATCAAATAAATTGGAACACATTTGCAACACAACAAGGTTGTTCTGAATATTTGAGTAACAAAGACGCTACATTAGTAGACGATACACTTCACCCAACCACCCAAGGTCATGCAACATATACCAAAGAAGTTTTGATTCCCTATTTGACAACAAAAGGTTATATTGTATAATAGTTTATGCGCCGATGGTGGAATGGTAGACACGCTGGTCTTAGGAACCAGTGCCTCGGCTTGTGAGTTCGAGTCTCACTCGGCGTACCATACAATCCTAGTCAGGGGGGCGTACTAGGCGTCCCCCGGAAAAGAGAAAATGAAAAAAATAATACTGACTGACATAGATGGAGTTGTGCTCAATTGGAGCAAACAATTCGACAGATACTTGGCACGATATCATCCTGATAAAAGTGTCAAAGACCCAACCACATATGAAGGTTATTCACATGTAATAGATATTATGCGTGAACATAACAATTCGGGATGGATGGGTTGGCTAGATCCACTACGTGATGCACGTGAAACACTGAATCAATTATCTATAGAAGGATGGGAAGTACATGGCTGTACTGCCATGGGGCATGATCCATATGCTATTGCACTAAGGAAGATGAATTTAGAACGTTTTTTTCCTTCTGTTTTTAATCGATTAGACACAGTTGGATTTGGAGAGGCGAAAGAAGATTGGTTAGCACAGTACAGAGGACAAGATTGTATATGGGTAGAAGATAAATGGAGCAATGCATTAGCAGGCGCATCCATGGGTATGAAAACTTTTCTTATGCGTCACTCTTACAATGCACAGCATGATGATAAACGCATTGTCAAGGTTGACAATTGGCAACAGATATATTACTATA